TTATACCGAACCAAATTGCTCGATCATTCATTTGATAATTTTGGTGTAAGCAACGCCACGATATACGTAAGTTACTGTCATGGTAAACTCCCATATACCTAAGCCCCGTTCCATGCTTAGGTTGTCATGCGTCCTTTGCAGGATGAACGGACGTGGCGTTGGTGGATTATAGGATGCCGGGAATTATTTGGCCTGTTGTGATATAAGTACCAATAGCTATTACAAAGCCTAGCATAGCTAGTCTGCCATTTAGCTCTTCTGCAACATGCCATTTGTCGCCTTCGTGGTTGTGGTGTGTCATCGTTTTCTTCGTTTGTGGTTGTAGTTAATTCTACGTGAACTTGTTTTAGATTTTCTAAATCTTGTTTTTTCACCGCTAGACATCTCTTTAGTAGTCTTTGGTGTTTTAGAGGAGACTCTGCGAGATGGACGACAAGCGGGGTAGCCTTTACGCTTTTCGCCTTTCTGTCTGCCACATGGCTTACCAGTTTTTACGTCCACCCACTTCTCTTTAAACCATCTTTTTAAACTCATCTTTTTCCTCTAGTATATCCTTTAGCAGTCTTTCTTTTACCGCCAGCTTTTACTTGTCCTTTACATACCTTCACACCATACGCATTAGCATATGCTGAAGGGTATACCTTGAACTTTCTTTTCGCAGCTGCTTTACCACGAGCACATAGTTTAGCCATTACTTCTTCTTGCCTCCGTGTTTGCAGCCACACTTAGATCCTTTCTTGTGTGCCATTAGAAATTACCATTAAATGCGTCTTGAATTTCTTTTTCTCTTTGTCCTCTAGATTTAATATGCCCGCCAAAAGGTGTAGGTATTTTAAATTGTTTGTCACCTAATCTTTTTAGAAAAGGTTTTTTCTTTTTATTCTTACCGTTTTTCATTAGCATTTCCATCTACGTAGTGCCAACGCTTTACGAGTTGGCTTTCCATTGGGCTTTTTCATTGGCCCTTTTACTCCCTTCATGCGAGCACAAAAGGAACGCTTACGAGCCCCACCTTGAGGCTGAGGAGCCTTGAGGTTGGAGCCAGTAGCTCTATTATATTTACGCCTACCCTTGGCAGTAAGTCCTCCTTTCTTAGACTTCTCTCCTCGACCTAAAGATAGACTTACGCCTTTCTTAGCCATTACTTTTTCTTCTTCTTCATATTTTTAGCGATAGCTGCTGCTACCTTTGGTGGCATCTTAGGGTTTTTCTTCATTAGCTTTTTAGCTCCGTTTCCCTTTTTAGCTCCTTTTCCGTAATGTCCGGGCATAATAGTCTCCTATACTTTTAAGTTTGATTGTGCAAGTT